GACAGGGGAAACCCTGAGCATGGCCCGCAGAGCGGCCCCGGTGATTACGCCCATTTCCAACACGGGTACTTCTGGCGAAGTGAATCTTGAGACTGCAACTGTCCGAGAGCACATTGCAGAATTCGCCAAGAATCGTGGTGTGAACCTGACCCGGCGTCAGCGGCACTAAATCACCGAAGCAGTTCGCGGATTATCTCTTTTTTGCGCCTCAAGGGCGCTGAGGTGAACTGCTTTGGCGAACAATCTCTTAACGATCAGCATGATCACGAACCGGGCTTTGCCCGTGCTCGCGAATCTTTGCGTGCTGTCGGACAAATTCAACCGGCAGTACGACAAGGAATTCGGCCAGAAAGGCCGGAAAATCGGTGCGACCTGTAACGTCCGCGTGCCCCCGCGTTACCAGGGCACCTTCGGTCCCGCGCTCAACGTCGAACCCTCGGCAGAGCAATACATGCCGGTCTCGATCCTCTATCAGTTCCACGTTGACGTGCAATTCAACACGATCAACATGCTGCTGGACATCGACGACTTCGAGCAGCGGTTCATCCATCCGGCCTGTGTGGCAGTCGGAAACCGGCTGGACTCGGACGGAGCGTACTTCGCCCTGCAGAATACCGCAAACCGGCTTGGAACCCCTGGGACGCCGCCGACCGTGTTCAAGAACTTCTCCGATGCAAGAGCTATTCTGGCTTCGGAAGGCATGCCAAAAGGACTGACTCCCACGGCTGTACTCCATCCGTTGGCCAGTTCCGCGATGGCAGACTCCCTCAAGGGTCTGTTCAATCCACAAGCCAAGATTTCCGACCTGTACGAAGAAGGCATGGTCGCGGCTAAAACAGCAGGCGCGGATTGGTTCGAAGACCCGAACATTGCCAACTATACGACCGGCACTCTGGCTGGGACGCCAGTCCTGGCGGGCGCGACGGCTCCGACTGGCGGGACCGCGCTCCTGACCTCCGGCTGGGCGCAAACCGGCACGTTTGAAATTTCAGGGCTGGGGGCTGGGAATACCACGCAATGCGTAGTTGGGGACACCTTGCAGGTGCTGGGCGTCTATCCGGTCAATCCGCAGAACCGTGGGCGTTACGGGAATACGCTGAAGCAGTTCGTCGTCCTGCCTCCCGGCGGTTATGCCCAGATGACGGGGACGGCCGCTCCTGGAGGGCCGCAGTTCGCTTCGGCAACGCTTGCACACGGCACGTTCAATGCGACCACTGGGGCTTATAGCACGGCCGGCGGTACGGGTCTGCTGACGGTCACCGTTGGGGAGTGCCTGATCTCCGGCGGGCAATTCCAGAATTGCTCTTCCGCTCCGGTTTCGCCCTTTACCGTCACGATCAACAGTGGAGCGGCAAGTGCGACTTCAAGCACCGAGAACCTGTATTTCCATCGGGACGCATTTGCCCTAGCCTTTGTCGATCTGCCTCTACCTCGAACCGCTGTGGAGGCTTCGCGAGCTTACGACGAAGACCTGGGTATCTCGATCCGGATCGCCACGCAGTACACGATCAACAATGACGCAGAACCGACCCGGATGGACATTGCTTACGGGTATGCTTCTCTGTACCGGCCGCTCGCGGTTCGGGTTTCGGGTTAAGGAGGCCACATGGCAAACCCCGCAGTCACCAACGTAGATGGTTCCAACCCCGGCCCGAACAGTGCGGCTCTTCCGGATACAATCCAATCGCCCATAGGCAATCTGTGGAAGGTCGGAACGTTCGCCATCGCTCTCACCCCAGCCGCTCTAGGTACTGGCCCTTCAATCGGAGAGCAAACCTTCATCGGGACTGCCGCGACGGCAAGTACCACGCAGTATTTCCCGGCTATTGGTCTGTTAACGACAGATCGGGTGGTGGTGTCAAACCCGGCAGCACAAACGGCAGCGGTAGGTCTGCTCGATGCCCGTGTTTCCGCAGCGGATACCTTGGCGATCAAGTTCCTCGCTACCGCAGGAACCCCAACCCCAGTTGCGGGGACCACGGCCGCGCCTTACTACGTCACCGTATTCCGCCAGCAGCCGAACTGGTCTGCCCCGGCGACCGGCAACCAGCTTGACTGGTAAGGAGTAATCATGCCGCTACCCATGGGTCGTTATTACGGCGGGTATTCCGGGAATATCGCCCTGCAACCTGGCGATTTCCTGATCGAGTCCGCGCAGGACCTCATTACGGCCACTGCGGGAGGCGGTTGGCAGAACGCCTTCCCGATCACGACGCAAACGACTCGCGTGTCGGTGGTGGCCACGATTGGAGATTCGGTCCAGTTGCCCACTTCGGCTGCCGGCGTTGAATTACTTGTCATCAATCACGGCGCGAATGCCATGCAGGTCTATGGCAATTTCGTTGAAGGGGCCACGATTGACGATCAGGTCGGGTCAACCGGCGTGTCGCAGATGTCGAACTCGCTGGTGATCTACACCTGTGCTACCGCAGGAAAGTGGTATACGGAAGGGCTTTCGAGCGGCTTTGCCGCTTCTCTAGGTCTTCAGACCTTCTCCTATGCCACCATCGCTGCCAACGTTGCGGGTACTCAGGTCGCCGGCACGCCGATCACGGCGATGCTGACCAATATTACCTCGGCTGGCGCTTCCTATTCTGCAACCCTCCCGGCTTCAGTTCCCGGGCTTGAGATGACGGTCCATAACATCAGTGCTAATACGCAACTGATCTTTCCCAACGCCGGGGGTACGGGTTCTGAAAAGATCAATGCGCTCTCGGCAAACGCCTCGATTTCCATGCTGACCAATACCTCGACGGTATTTACTTGTAATGTCGCGGGACAGTGGTGGACCGTCCCCCGCGTGCCGAGTTGAATGATCCTCTCGCGCAATTCTTCCGAAGCGGATAGCTATTACCAACTGGTAAAGTCCGGGCGGGTATTTATTGCCCAGACGGCCATTACCGGGCTGGTGGCCTATAGCACGGCTGCTGGGATAGGAGGGCCGTTGCTATGGAACAATACAGGGCAGGCTGCCGGAGGACTATCACGTGTAATGGCCGTCGTTATTGGGCTTTCAGTAGGCTGGACGACAGCTCCGGCAGCGGCTGGTGTAATAGGGCTTACCTTCGGCACCGGACAGACTTCTGCGCCTACTTCGACAGCCACCATTACCGGGGTGGCGAATATCCGTCCCGATATCGAAAGCGAACCGTTGTGCAATGTCTATAACAGCGGAACAGTTGCCAATGCCGGGGAAGTGCTGATTGAGACGCATCAGGTCGGGACCGGGACGGTTTCTTCGCAACCTCTTTTTGTTCCCCTTGATGGACTGATTCAGGTTCCTCCTGGGTGTTGGGCGGCGGTCGCTGGAGCGACGGCGATTGCAACGATGGTGGGGCAAATCTCTCTCGTCTTTGCAGAGGTACCGTTCTAGTGTGGCCACGATGCCCAATGTCGTCGGACTCGAATATCCGGATGCGCTCAAAAGCATGGTCTCTGCGGGCGTTCGTGTCCTTCCCCTGGGTTATTTTCAGGCCGATCCAGTCTTGTTTTCGTGGGTGCGTAGTTCAACTGTAAAGCCCGGGTTCGTCATTTCGCAAATTCCTACTTCAGGGACGACGGGCATCGCAGCCAATTCCGCCGTAATTCTCGTTGTGTCGAATTACCCAATAGCCATAGCTTATCCAGCGGGGGCATGAGATGACTATCGGAACCACGACGTGTCTAAACGTCATCCAAGCATCTCTGCGCCGGATCAACAGCTATCAGTCCGGTGAAACTCTATCATCCATAGATCAGAACGACGCGCTGGACACGCTTAACGATTTGCTCGATTCGCTTTCCACGTCTGAACAATACGTCTTTGGAGTGAATGAAAACATCCTGACTTGGACGGCCGGGAAGAACAGCTACACAGTTGGGAATCCAGTCTGCACGTTATTGGGGTCTCTGCCGTTCACCGGGACGCTGACTTCAGGCTCACCGACGATCACCGGGGTTACCAGCATGCCCTCGAACTTGGTGGCTGGGGCGACGGTAGCTTTTGCCGTTGGCTCGGGGTCGATCCTGACCGACGTGCAGGGTTTGATTCCCGCGAATACGACCGTTCTTGCCTTCAACGCCGGCACGCAGACGGTCACGATGTCGGCCAACGCTATTGGCAATTCGAATGGATTAGACTCGATTACCTATACGGTCCCGGGAGATTTTCCTATTGCCAGACCTCTGAGAATCACGACCGGATTTACCCGATTCAACGCTCTGGATTTCGAACTTGATGTCGCCGAAACGCAG